AGGAGTTTATTTCATGCACCCTCAGGTTATTCCCTCTTGGGTGCTGACGCTAGTGGGTTGGAGTTGCGTTGCCTTGCTCATTACATGGCTGCTTACGATGATGGGTCTTACGCACATGAAGTAGTTAACGGTGATGTGCATACTATCAACCAAGAAGCAGCAGGTCTACCCTCACGTCCAAACGCCAAGACATTCATCTATGGATTTCTTTATGGTGCAGGTGATGAGAAGATTGGTAAGATTATTAACAAGGGTAGCAAGGAAGGTAAGTCTATTAAGAATAAGTTTCTAAAGAAACTACCAGCCCTGAAGTATCTAAAGGATGCTGTATCTAAAGCAGCAGATGATAGAGGATGGGTCAAGGGATTGGATGGCAGAGCTATACCAGTTCGTCATAGTCACGCTTCACTGAATACTTTACTTCAGTCATGTGGTGCTATAATCTGTAAGACATGGTACGTGTTTATTGCACGTGCTATCAAGGAAGCAAACTTGGACGCACAGATTGTAGCGTTCATCCACGATGAGGTACAGCTAGTAGTAAAGAAAGGTCAGGAAGATGAAACAGGCAGACTTATTCAACGATGTATGCGAGACACAGAGCAACACTTCAAGTTCAGATGTCAGCTTGATAGTGAGTACAAGTATGGAAACAACTGGGCAGACACACACTAAGACATGTAACACCTGTAATGTAGAACTTACTGACCTTAACTGGTACAAAGGTTTTCAGAAGAACAGAACTTATAAGTGCAAGCCTTGTACTAGAGCCTATCAGATACCTATTGAACGAGCAAGGAACATGCTTAAGAAGATTAAGGAAGGTACTCTTGCACAGTTCAATAAGATTAAGACAGGTGATATCTATGTAATTACTAATCCAGCATGGCCTGATTGGGTAAAGATTGGTAGAGGTGTAGACGCAAAGGACAGGTTCAAAGACTACATGACTTACAGTCCCTTTAGGGATTACAAGTTAGAGTACTATGTACACACAGACAACAGGTCTGAGGCTGAACACAAGGCTCACGTAGAAGCTGAGAAGTTAGGTGAGAGAAGGAACGAGTGGTTTAATATATCACTACAGCAAGCAAAGGATATATTAAATGGACTTTGATTTCTTATGGAAGATGATACTCACCTGTTGCTTCATGGGTGTTACTATCTGCCTGTGTATCAAGTGGATAGTAGAAGCTTACCTTGACTACGTACAAGTAATGATGGGTATCAAGGTAGTTACACTGGCTCAGATGAAAGAAGAACAATCGCAACAAGATAGACAGGAGATGGACGATGACCCTTTTGCTCATTGATGGTGACATCGTTGCATACAAAGCAACAGTATCAGCAGAGACACCTATTAATTGGGGTGATGGTCTATGGACACTACACTGTTATGAACAGGACGTAGCAATTAGACTAGATGAACAGATAGATAAGCTAGTCAATGAAGCACCAGTACAGGATTGTATTGTTGCTCTATCAGACAAAGCAAACTATCGCAAAGAGTTAGCCCCATACTACAAGGCTAATCGTAAGACTACTCGTAAGCCTATGCTATTGCAGTGGGCAAAGGAGTACCTACAAAATAAGTACAACACAGTTATGTATAGGAGATTGGAAGCAGATGATGTCTTGGGGATATTGGGTACTGCGAATACAGATACTATTATCTGGTCTGAAGATAAAGACTTACGCACTGTACCTGCAAAGCATTGGATTGATGGGGACGTGGTGGAAATCAGCGAGGAAGAAGCTGATTATAACTTCCTTACTCAGACGCTTGTTGGTGATTCTACTGACAACTACAAGGGTTGTCCTAGTGTTGGTTATAAAACTGCTGAGAAAATTCTTGAGTTTGGTGACGGATGGGGAGCAGTGGTTAGAGCGTTTATCAGCAAGGGTCTCTCTGAAGAAGTAGCCATAGAGAACGCACGACTAGCACGTATCCTACGCAATGGTGAATACGATACAGACACAGGAGAGGTAAAGTTATGGACACCTTAGAGCAGCCACGTGAAGATATGGTAAACAACCCACCACACTATGCAGGTAAGATTGAGACTATTGATTACATTGTAGATGTACTAGGTGAGTGGGAAGCCATCAGCTATTGTCATGGTAACGTGCTAAAGTATACAGGCAAGCGACTATTCAGTAAGGGTAATCCTGTACAGGATGCAGAGAAAGCTATCTGGTATTTAAACAAGATGGTAGAGTTAATGAAGAAGACACAAGGGAAGAACTGGTAATGGATGAGGTAACATTTCGCGTAGAGAACTACGATGATGAGGGTAATGTAATAGGATACACAGAGCATGTGTTCCAAACTGAGGGGTGCTTGTATGATATGGTTACAAACTTCAAGGACTTCTTACGTGGCATGTCGTTTAGCTACGTTGATTCAGTAATAGCAGTTAAGGATGATGGACAAGAGGTAGGCTCACAATGATTAACTTTTACGAATACCAGATGAAGTCTCTAACTACAGCAGTGTACCCTAAGAAGTACAGCATCTCTTACCCTGCACTAGGACTAGCTGAAGAAGCTGGTGAGGTAGCAGGTAAGATTAAGAAGATGATGCGTGATAACATTCAGCTTGAAGACCAGAAGGAAAAGATTGAGGCAGAGATGGGTGATGTACTATGGTATCTTGCAGCACTAGCACATGACTGTGGCTTATCACTACAGGTTATAGCAGAGAAGAACGTAGAGAAACTAAAGGCACGTCAGAGTGCAGGTACATTGCATGGTGAAGGGGATAACAGATGAGGACTAACCATCTACCAACAGACTACCAGACCTTCATTGCTACTAGTCGCTATGCACGATGGCTAGAAGATGAGGGCAGACGTGAGACATGGGCTGAGACTGTGGCACGTTACATTAACTTTATGGGTAGCAAAGTAAAGCTACCTAATAAAACATGGGATGAGTTAGAAGATGCTATCCTAAACCTAGAAGTCATGCCATCTATGAGAGCATTGATGACAGCAGGTGACGCAGCAGAGCGTGACAATACTTGCATCTATAACTGTAGCTACCTACCAGTAGACCACATACGTTCCTTTGATGCGGCTATGTTTATTCTACTGTGTGGTACAGGGGTAGGCTTCTCAGTAGAGCGACAGTTTATTAGTAAGCTGCCTGATGTACCTGAGAACCTAGACTATACTGACGATGTAATCGTGGTCAAGGATAGTAAAGAAGGTTGGGCTAAGTCATTACATAAGCTGATGTCACACCTATATGCAGGTGATATACCTAAGTGGGATACGTCAGAGGTACGCCCTGCTGGTGCTAGGCTCAAGACATTTGGTGGACGTGCCTCAGGTGCTGAACCACTAGAGGACTTGTTCAAGTTTGTAGTAGCTAAGTTCAAGGCTGCTGCTGGACGTAAGCTTAACAGTCTTGAGTGTCACGACATCATGTGTAAGATTGGTGAGATTGTAGTAGTAGGTGGTGTACGTAGGTCAGCTATGATTAGCCTATCTAACCTGAGTGATGGACGCATGGCTCACGCCAAGTCTGGCTCATGGTGGGAGAACGAAGGACAACGTGCGTTAGCTAATAACTCTGCTGCATACACAGAGAAGCCTGACATGGAAACATTCATTCGTGAGTGGTTATCTCTGGTAGAGAGTAAGTCAGGTGAGCGTGGTATCTTCAGCCGTGTTGCTGCTGACAAGCATGTGGAAAAGAATGGCAGACGTGAGACAGGACACGAGTGGGGTACTAACCCATGCTCTGAGATTATCCTACGTCCTTACCAGTTCTGTAACCTGACTGAGGTAGTGGTACGTGAGAGCGATGACCTTGACAGTCTTAAACGTAAGGTAAGACTAGCTACCATTCTTGGTACAGTACAGTCTACCTTTACCAAGATGCCATACTTGCGTAAGATATGGCACAAGAATACAGAAGAAGAACGACTACTTGGTGTGTCACTGACAGGTATCATGGACAATCGGTTACTGTCTAAGGCTATAGATAGCCCACGCTGGCTCAATGAGATGAAGCAAGAAGCTATCAATACTAACGCTAAGTATGCTGAGAAGTTAGGCATCCAAGTATCAACAGCTATCACATGTGTTAAGCCTAGTGGTACAGTGTCACAGCTAGTAGATAGTGCGTCAGGTATCCATGCACGTCACAGTGAGTATTACATTCGTACTGTTCGTGGTGATAACAAAGACCCACTAACACAGTTTATGAAGGACAGTGGCATCCCTGCTGAACCATGTGTAATGAAGCCTGATAGTACTACAGTGTTTAGTTTTCCCATGCGTTCACCTATAGGTGCTATCACTCGTAACGATATGACTGCACTAGAACAGCTTACACTATGGAAGAACTATGCTCTAGCGTGGTGTGAACATAAACCATCTGTAACTATTACAGTACGTGACGCAGAGTGGATGGAAGTAGGAGCATGGGTGTATGAAAACTTTGACATTTGTTCTGGTATTTCATTCCTACCTCACAGTGACCACAGTTATGCACAAGCACCATACCAAGACATTGATAAGGAACAGTATGAAACACTCAAGAAACAGATGCCTAGTCAGATTGATTGGAAGGCTCTTGCTCTATATGAGAAAGAGGACAGCACCTCAGGGTCACAAACTCTAGCCTGTACAGCAGGTGCATGTGAGATTGTAGATATCTAAAGTTACATCATTAGCGAAAGTTTGTTTTATTATGAGAGTATTAGGTAACGATTTTAACATAACAGATGGACTAATAAACCATCTGCTTGCAATCTATCCCAACAAACTACCGCTTGAACAGATTACTCCTGAGGACTTAGCTTTCCTCAGGGGGCAACAGTCTGTCATAAGTAAGCTGATAGAAATGCAAGACCAAGATTTTGAGGAATAATGATATGGGTGGATTAATGGGAGGCCGTGCGCCAGCACCGCTACCAACCCCTGCTCGTCCTGTAACTGCTGTAACCAAGACACCAGATTTAGAGCTTGATGATACAGACGTAACGACAGCACAGGCTAGAAAGAAAAAGGGCAAGAAAGCCCTTAGAACAGATATGTCAACACAACCTACTGGACAAATGCCAACACAAACGGCAGGTCTACAGATTAAGAAGGGTCAGTAGTATGGGTGGATTTAGAAGAAAATCTGCACCACCACCGCCACCACCAGCCGCAGCCCCAGCTACTGCTGCTACTAAGCAAGTGGATGAGGAAGCTCCATCAACAATGGAGACAGCAGGTGAGGGTCTACAGAAACGTAGAGGTAAGCGCAAGCTGCGTACTCCTGTGACACAGACAGCAGGTACTAATGTAGGTGGCGAGGGTGCGTCAGGGCTACAGATTCCGAAGGGATAAGTAAATGGAACAAGACGTAGGAACTTTAGCTAAACGCTACAGCCAGCTAGAGGCTGAACGAGATACGTTCCTTGAAAGAGGACGTGAAGCAGCAAGGCTAACTATCCCTACTCTTTTGCCAGATGAAGGACATAGTAGTACCACTAGGTATGCTACACCGTATCAAGGCATTGGGGCAAGGGGTGTAAATAATCTAGCATCTAAACTCCTACTTGCTCTGCTGCCACCTAACAGTCCATTCTTCCGACTGACTATTGATGACTTTGACTTGCAAGCTATTGCAGGTGACAATCGTGGTCAGGTAGAAGAGGGACTAGCACGTATTGAACGTGCAGCAATGCAAGAGATTGAGAGTAAATCCATTCGTGTACCTGTCTTTGAGGCACTAAAGCTGCTTATCGTAACTGGTAATGCGCTAGTATATATGCCTAAAGAAGGGGGTATGAAGGTCTACAGACCTGACCGTTTCTGTGTGAAGCGTGACGCAATGGGTAACATGTTAGAAATACTAACTAAAGAAAGTGTGTCACCGTTGATGTTGCCTGAAGAAGTTAAGGCAATGATACCACCAACAGACACACCTGTTAAGAACTACGACTTGTATACTTGTCTCAAGACCACAGATAAAGGCTTCTCTATCTACCAAGAGGTAGCTGGTATTGAAGTTCCTAATTCACGTGGTACATTCAAAGAAGACAATAACCCATTCATTCCATTACGTTTTATTAGAATAGATGGTGAAGATTATGGACGTGGTTTCATTGAAGAATACATGGGTGACTTACGTAGTCTAGAAGCTTTGACCCAAGCTATCGTGCAAGGTAGTGCAGCGTCAGCTAAAGTTCTATTCATGGTACGTCCTAACGGTACTACTAAATCTAAAGACTTGTCCAAAGCACCTAACGGTGCGTTTGTAAACGGTGACGCTAACGATGTATCAACCCTACAGGTACAGAAGTCAGGTGACTTTAGGGTAGCATTGGAAACTATGCGTATGATTAACGACAGGTTGGCTTCTGCCTTCTTGTTAAACTCTTCTGTACAACGTGCAGCAGAACGTGTAACTGCTGAAGAAGTACGTTACATGGCACAGGAACTAGAGACAGCCTTAGGTGGTGTGTACTCTATTCTGTCTCAGGAGTTTCAACTACCACTTATCAACCTGCTACTTAATACATTAGTAAAGCAGGGTAAGATGCCTAAGATGCCTAAGGATAGCGTTAAGCCTACGGTTGTCACAGGTATTGAAGCACTAGGACGTGGACAAGACTTGAATAAGCTTGCAACATTCTTACAATATCTTCAGCCTTTAGGTGCAGAAGTTATAGCAAGTGAGATGAACTTGAACGATTACATAGATAGACTAGCAGCCTCTCTAGGTATCGACACTTCTGGTCTAATTAAATCAGAAGAACAAAAGGCTCAAGAGCAAGCTATGCAGCAACAAATGATGCAACAACAACAAATGGAACAGGCAGCTATGGGTGCAGCACAAGCAGCAGCACCACAGATAGCTAAAGGAGCAATGGAAGCGGAGTAATAAATGGCAGAAGCTATTAACACTTATCAAGAACCTGAAGCTGAATCTCAAGAACATGTAAACGCCATGCTTGAGAAAGTAGAAGGTAGTCAACAAGACCCTGAACGTCCTGAATGGCTACCTGAGAAGTTTAAGTCCCCTGAAGATATGGCTAAAGCATACTCACAACTAGAGAGTAAGCTAGGCCAAGGACAAGAGGAACAAGAAGAAGTAGAAACTACAGGAGAAGAAACTGCTTCTGATGTAGCTGAACTACTAGATAATAAAGGACTAGACTTTGACGTATTCCAACAAGAGTACAACGCAACTGGTGGTCTATCTGACGATGCTTATGCTGCGTTAGAGGAAGCTGGTTTTCCTAACTCTGTCGTGGATACGTGGATACAAGGGCAAAACGCTCTTGCATCACAAGTGACTACTGAGATGTATGATGTCGTAGGTGGTCAAGAAGATTACAACAACATGGTTTCGTGGGCATCCGATGCACTCCCTGAGAGTGAAATTGATGCCTTCAATGCAACAATGGAAACGCAAGACCCTAATATGATTAGACTTGCTATACAAGGTCTCAATGCACGTTATCGTTCTGAGGCAGAGCCTACCCTAATGCAGGGACAAACAGGTGCTGTATCCTCAGGTGGGCGTTTTGAAAGTAATGCTGAACTCACTGCTGCTATGAGTGACCCTAGATATAGTAAAGACCCTGCCTACAGGCAACAGGTAGCTGATAAGCTTTCTCGTTCTAGCCTGTTCTAATTGTTGCATGGGAGTAGGGGGTTCGTCCCCCTCTCCTTATAAGTACATCTGCGTGGTGTATTTATAAGGGGCTATCCCCTATCTCAAAGTTACTAGGTACGACTAACCCTGACCCCTTGCGAGGGACAATCTGCTGGAGAAAGTTCAGTAAACTTGAGGCACTAACTTTAATTTTAATCTATGAGGTAATAAAAATGGCACAAGCTGCTTCTAACCCTGCTTACACCGTAAGCTTTCAGGGTCAAAATAACCTCTCAGGTGACGTTCGTGACCTCTTCCTTAAGCTATATGCTGGGGAAGTCCTGACCGCCTTTGAGGAAAAGAAAGTAATCATGGATAAGGTGCGTACTCGCACTATCTCCAAAGGTAAATCAGCATCGTTCCCAATGACAGGACGTGCAACTGCCGAATACCTAACCCCAGGAAATGAGATTACTGGTGGTAACATTCGTGCAGGTGAACGCATTGTAACCATTGACGATTTGCTAATTAGTTCTCAGTTTATTGCGAACATTGACGAAGCTATCAACCACTACGATGTTCGTTCTATCTACTCTAAAGAAGCTGGTATTGCACTAGCTAACGAAGCAGATAAGAACGTAGCTCGTATGCTGGTTAAAGCTGCCTTGTCAACTAACGCAACTGCTGCTGCTGGTCTTGTTCAAGACTATAAAGCATTTGGTGAAGAAGACTTTACTAATAACGTAACTATCGGTAGTGCATCAGGTGATATTACTGACCCTGCTAAGATTGCTAAAGCTATCTTTGACGCTCGTAAAGAGATGGAAGTCAAGAACGTACCTACTGATGGTGCTGTTGTTGTACTTGCTCCTGACCAGTACTATGCGTTGATGGATGTTACCGATGGCAACAAGCTTGTCTATATGAACCGTGATTTCGGTGGCAATGGTTCAGTAGCTGACGCAACTGTAGCGTCTATTGCTGGTATGCCTATCATCATGTCTAACCATGCTAACGTATCTAACCTGTATGTGAACTTCACTACTGGCGATGCTGACGAAGGTAAGACATCAGACAATGCTCCACTAGCTAACACTGCTGGTTCAGGACGCACAACACACTATGACCTACCTACTGCTACTGTAGACAGCCGTGATATGGTTGCAGAAGCTGCTAAGTTCAAGGGCTTTGTGTTTACTCCTGACGCTGTAGCTACTGTCAAGTTGCTTGACTTGGGCATGGAATCTGAGTACCAGATTAATCGTCAAGGTACATTGATGGTTGCTAAGTACGCGATGGGGCATAACGTCCTACGCCCAGCATCATGTGTTGCTTTGTCACAAGCCTAATTAATATGGGGGAGAGGTTTCTAGAGCCTCTCTCCTTTTTTATTGGAGTAAGACATGACGATACAACATGCAGGTGAGACATTTCAAGGCTTACGAATACCGAAGAGTTCCCCCAAAGGTAACAAGTCACACGCTGTTCTGATTGGCTCACGAGAAAAACCCAAGCTAATTAGGTTTGGTGAAAAAGGTGCAAAGACAAACCAATCAGCTAAACAACGCAAAGCGTTTAAGGATAGACACCGTAAGAACATAGCCAAAGGTGAGACTAGTGCAGCTTATTGGGCTAACAAGGTGAAGTGGAAAGCATAACATGGCAACAACAACCCAACTAGACGCAGTAAATACTATGCTCTCTGCGATAGGTGAAGCACCTGTCAACAGCCTTTCCTCTGGTTTGGTTGAAGCCGAAATAGCAGAGACTATACTTAACACTGTAGACAGAGAAGTACAGTCAATGGGCTGGCACTTTAACACAGAATTAAATAAATCATACGCACAGAACGCTAGTGGTGAGATAGTACTAGGTACAGATATCCTACGTGCAGACGCTACACTAGAGGCAAACAGCCCCGACTTAGTTCAGCGTGGTCTGAAGATGTATGACAGGAAGAACCACACGTTTAATGTTGGTGCTAACACTAAGCTAGACGTAGTAGTTCAATTAGACTTTGATGACTTGCCTGAGGTATGTAAGAGATACACTACACTCAGAGCAACCAGAATATTCCAAGACCGTATTGTAGGGTCTAACACTCTTCACGATTTCCAAATACGTGACGAGGAACGAGCTATGTTTGAACTGAAAGAGTTTGACAAAGCTTCTGATGACCATAACATATTTGATAACTATGACACATTCAGTATTATTGATAGGCAGGGTAGGAGAACTTTCTAATGGCACTCATCAGTCAATCTATCCCCAACCTAATCAATGGGGTATCTCAACAGCCGCCATCTCTACGCCTTAATACACAGGCAGAGCTACAAGAGAACGGCCTGTCTAGTGTGGTCACAGGTTTGTCTAAGCGTCCTAGTACACAGCACGTAGCTGACTTAGGCGTTATCTCAAACCTAGACAAAGCTTTTATCCACACTATTCGTAGAGATGAGAATGAGTTTTATTCTCTAGTGATTGACACAGCAGGTACTATTCGTGTGTTTGATAAGGATGGTTCATCACGTACTATTACTAACAGCGCAGCTTCATACCTATCGGGATTGACTGACCCTAGTAAAGAACTTGCTGCTGTATCTATCGCAGACAATACCTTTATTGTAAACAAGAATATAACTGTAGCACAAGGTACTACAACGTCACCTGCTCGTAACCCAGAAGCACTGGTGTATGTCAAACAGGCTGACTACTCTTCTACATACAGACTAACTTTAACCAAAGGTTCAAGCACAAGCACTGTAGAATTTGCTACTAAGTCTAGCACACAGTCAAGTACATCATTAACACAGAACGCAGAGCGTGGTGCATCAACTGATTTTATTGCAGAGAACTTAAATACGTTTAGTGGTACAGGTGTAAACAGCACATACTATGATAACATTACTAATGGTTCTGCTGTCACTGGTCTAACGATTACTCGTTATGGCTCAGTGCTACATATACAATCCACAGATACCACAAACTTTCAAGTAACTGTAGGTGATTCACATGGTGGAGACCATCTGCTACTATTCAAAGATACTACACCTGACTTTAAAAAGTTACCTGTTGAAGCACCTAATGACTTTGTTATTGAGGTAGCAGGGGATAACCAGAAAGCACAGGATGATTACTACGTCCAGTACAACAACGGTGTATGGAAAGAAACAGTAGAGCCTAATATCATTATTGACTTAGATGCTAGTACCATGCCACATAAACTGGTAAAAGATACTAGTGCTAACTTTACATTTAGTACACAGTCCTACGAAGATAGAAAGATTGGTAACGATGATACCAACCCCTTCCCTTCCTTTGTAGGTTTCAAGCTAGCTGATATTTTCTTCCATCGTAATAGACTAGGACTACTAGCTGATGAGAATGTTATCTTCTCTCGTGCAGGTGAGTTTGTAGACTTTGACTTCTTTCGTAAGTCAGCACTAACCATTGTAGACAGTGACCCCATAGATGTGGCAGTGTCCTCTAACAAGGTTAGTATACTTAAACATGCTGTACCGTTTAACGAGAGCCTACTGCTCTTCTCAGACCTCACACAGTTCAAGGTAACAGGAGACCCTGTACTTACCCCTGAGACTATCAATGTTGCTAACACAACAGAGTTTGAGGCATCCCTGAGAGCCAAGCCAGCACAGTCTGGTAAGTACGTATACTTTGCTTCCAAGCGTGGCGTATGGTCAGGCATGTGGGAGTACTTTGTAGATAGTGACACAGACACTAACGATGCTAGTGAGATTACATCACACGTACCTGAATACATTGACGGTGAGGTAACAAATATTCAAGCATCGTCTAACGAGGATATGCTCATACTACAGTCTAGTAACGATGCACAAGCTTTCTATGTGTACAGGTACTACTGGCAGGGTAGAGAGAAGCTACAGGCTTCATGGTCACGTTGGGTATTTGATGGTGATGTCATAGGTGTATCATTCAACCTAGCAGATATCTACATACTTATTAA